ACCTATTTTCCCTGTGTTATAATGTGGTTTATGAATTGTGTGACTTCTGGATAAAAACGAAGTTTTTAGAGGTTGCCTATTATTAATAAATTAGGATTTAAAGGAAGTCAAGCGGAGCGAATAGCAAGGGCAATGGTCAGAGGTCCTTGGAAACCTGTGGCAATCGTAGCAAAAGGTGTGTTTGCAACGACAATGGTAGTTGAAGCAGGTTTTTCTATTTCTTGTGGCTATAAATGTGGAAGTGGCAATGAATTTAGTATTCGAGGCTGAATTACAAAAGGTGCGCCTAAATGATTATTCAAGAAGACCGCGAAAAATTAAGAAATAGTATCCAGCGATATGTCGATAAGAAAATTAACAATTTTCAGCTTGTCGATGAAATGTGTTTTCGTACCGACGACATGCTCGTCCGAGAAATTGAATACGAGGTGGAAATTTATATGAGTGAGTTCGACGAACATTTTTGCGAGGGGGGAAAGGTGAAAGAAATCCTTAGCCGATTCGCGTTGCTTCTGCAGTCGGACTACGAGTTTCCCGCCAGTTACGTTCCTAGAGTTCATGCAGACAAAAACTTTTTCGTACGCATTGCGAAAGGTCTGTGGGATATGATAAAATCGAATTTTGTGACCAGACCGCAGGCGGGTTCCAATATTTATTGGCCCCTAGAATCGTTAGACGAGTGGGAAAAGCTGGAGTGTGAAATCAAAACTCGTTTCGGTTTAGAAGTAGAATAAAAGATGAATGATTCGTCCAATAAGAGAACGTTAGCTTCTGAGTTGAACGAGGATTTTTACAGAATCACTCCCAAATATCAAAACCTGAAAATACTTTCATAATATCCTAGTAATTGACAACCTTTAATACCATTCCATGGCGGTTCCTCACTCCAGAACAATCCGTTTTCCCCGCGCCTCCCGCAGAATTCCTTTCTGCGTGGGTTCAGGGAAGGTACGTTGGAATTTTCCCTATGTTGAGAGTAACCGAAACTCCACGAACCGCGAGTTGTACGAATGGGACTACCGCAACCGCCTGACTTCCGTCACGCAACAGGAATTTAACATCGAAACTGGCGCGTGGGAAACCACTCAAACCATCGAATACACCTACGACTACAACAACGTTTGGATTCGTAAAACCCTCGATTCCAACGGTGACGGCACAGCCGACAGTAAAACCATCTTCATTCCCGAAAACTACCAAACCACCGTCCAAATCGACAACAACACCGTTTCGCACCACTACCTTTGGACTCCAAACCAACAGGATAAATTATTAGCCGACGTTACCGCAGATAATGTTTTGTGGACATTAACCGACCACCTCGGTAGTATTCGCGACATTATCCAGTCCACCGCAACCGGAGTTATCACCCAAGCGCATATTATCTACGACGCTTACGGAAATATTATTTCCTGCAAAAACTCCGAAGGTCAAACCATCTCCACCCCCATCCTTTTCGCCTACACCGGCAAACCATTCGACACCGACACCGCCCTCCAAAACAACATCAACCGTTGGTACGACGCAAGTATTGGCAGATGGTTAAGCACCGACCCCATTGGTTTTGAAGGAAATGATACCAATTTGTATCGGTATGTAGGAAATAAAGCAAGTGTAGTTGCAGATTCTTTAGGACTTTTTGCAACAGATTTGGTTGAATTGGATATAGATAAAATTATAAACGGATTTATGCATCCTACATGGATTGTTGTTAAACGAGAAGTTATTGTGCCTGAAAAGAATCTAGGAATAAAACCTTTTTGGCAGAAGAGGTGCTCCGAAATAACATATACTATAACTAATGTCAGAAAATCAAACATAAATGTTGGAACTTTTCTACAAAAAACAACAAATCCAAAAGCTATTGAAAGTATAAATAGTGCTATTGTTAAGATGCCAACTATTGCAATGCTTAGTTATACTGTCAAGAAACCGAATAATGATGTATGTTGCGAATATCAAACAGATGTTTCGGGAACTTTAAAAAACAAAAAGTTTACCTTGAAACTAGTAGTTACTCGATATTATGAAACACTGGGACATACGGGTAATTTATATGACGTAACAATTGACTATCAAGTCGATCTTGCTTATTCGGGAAAGGAGGGAACCTATAAATGAACAGCAATCGCACAAAAAACAAAAATTTGAAAAGTATTTGTTTTCTTTTCGTTGTGCTTAGCCTATGTAATAGTATGGGTTGCCATAATTCGCATACATTTAGTATAGACTTTCCCTTTTGCCTTGAGAGCTTTCTGATAAATGATGTTTTTCAGGGATTGAAACAAATTTCTTTCAAGGGTATTACCGATGAATCGGTGATAGAGAAGACCACCGTATTTTATGGAATGGATTATCCAATACCCTTGGAACAAAATATCGGTTCCTTGACCCGCAACGGGAAAATCGAGTTCAATGAATTAGGAAAATCGTTGTCCGCAGAGGATTCTGAAATAAGTTCAAACGATGGATATCCCATGTTTTGGTTCGTGAATCCGGAAACGGAAACGGTCGCTATTTCGGCTGCTCAAATTCGTATGTGGCAGAATGAATCGATTTCCACGGCGCATCGTTCCAATGGTGAATTGCTTACGGAAATTAACATCGGGAATCTTGTTAGCGTTTCCGAAAATCTAAATTTCCAAATTCCCGTAACTCGTGAAGGCGATTCGGTAAAAAACGGCTCGCAAGTGTTTTTTTGGCGGGAAGAAAGAGGTTTGACTTATTATAATTCCGGAAAAATCGATGAAGGTCGTGTGGACGTTATTTTGAGCGCAGGAAAAACCTATCACGTCTGTGTTTTTCAGAGTATAAGTGAAGAAAATTTTCTTGTAACCTTTTCCGAAATGACGGCAAATCAGGGCGCCAGTCTCGATTTACATGGAGGTTTCAAGTACAAACCGACGTTATCCGACAAAGCGATTATAGGAATTTTCCCCATGAGCAAAGGAGGGTATCCTTCCAGAGCAACCTCCCGTTATGCTCTTCACTTATTCCTTGCGCAAACCGCATTATTCTATGAACCACAAATTTTATGTGTCTTTTACGAGGGAAATAAAGAGTTTGACTTGGTCGGCGAAGCTGGAGTTTTGTTTGCTTCGCCAGATGGTCTAAAAACCGATATGAAAAAAGGAATCCCTTCAAAAGATGGAGAATCTGCGATTTTTTTCAATGAAGTCAAGTTCCAAAAAAACGATGGCAATTGAGAAAATGGGGACTTATAATACCGATTTATTCGAATTTTAGTTCGGCGTTCCTTTTATAGCGACTTCATTGGAGATGTGTATCCGACGTAAATAGTTCTCTTCTTTCGTTATTGTTGCCCCCACGTTTACTGCGTGGAAGTTTTTTTCATTAATGAAGAAGGGAAGGTGGGGAATTTTGTTACTTCGTTGTCTGGCGGAAGCGGAGGAGGTGGGCGGTGGAGTAGGAGAGGTAGGCGGATTGGTTGAAATAGTATGTCCCGTCGTCGAATGTGGGCGGGGCGAGGTTGTTGGAGGTCGCAAAATCGTGAAATTTGGGGACTTGGGCGAGTAAAAGAGCTTTGTATTCATCAAGTTCCGACCGAAGGCGCGTCGTAAGTTGCGTTTCGTCGAACGCGCCGATGGTTAAACTTTCGCCCGGCTCTAAATAATGCGTTTCGGTTTCGTAAGTCACTTCGCCAAGCGACGAAATAAAGATTTCGTAACGCTTTTTCATGGCGTAGTCGTAAATACTGTCAAGAATTCCGTCCAATAATGGAAGACCAATGTAGTCGTAACCGCGCGTGAAAATGTACTTGTACGACCCATACGGATTTTGTCGCGCTTGGGACAACTCGGTCGCCATTATGTCTAAAATCTCGTCGGTCGCCTCGGATACAAACGACGAAAACGGAGGCAAATTGTTGGTTTGCGTGATTCGCTCCGATTGGAGGTCGCTGTAGTGCACGACCGTCTGATATGGCGTGAAATTTCGGTTGTAATGGTAGGTGAAAATCTCCAATTCAATCGGAAAAACATAGTTGTTGGCGATGTTTACCGTCCAGCTTTGCGCAAAAGCGTAGTTGTCGTAGTACCCGTTCGACTCGCCTAATCGAAATTCGTCGCCGCTCAAGTAGCCATAAAAACAGCAATCTTTGGAAATTGGGTAAGTTGGGTCGCGAAAATCGTGAATAAAGGAGGCGGAAAAACCGTTTGGGACGCTTCCAGACATCGGGAGCCAGTCGCATTCGGAAAGTAATTCTTTCATGTCCGCAAGTAGCGCGTCCCAGTCGTTAGGGAGCGTTCCGGCGGTGACGGGTTGTGCGAGGAGGAGGCTCGGTTTTCGGACGGAAGTTGGGCGGAAAAGCGGTCCGTCGGGGTGACGTTGCAAGCAACCTTCGACGTTACACTCAAGATATTCTTGGATTTTGCAACCGTCGTAAAGGACGGGCATGAAGCCGATGGGACGCTCACCGGGAAGGTTTTCGGCTCCGTCGCGTCCGTCGATTTTGCCTGTGACGACGGGGGCTGGCTTGACGTAGCATTGGCAACAGTATTTCGTCAGTCTCGTCATGGCGTTCAGTTTTTCGGCGGTCAAGCGTCCGCCCTCCGGGATTGGCAGGAGAGCGTGCGTCGCGTCTTCGCCGTCCATCTCAGAATAACTGAAAATCGGCGGGAGCTTGTCGCGCAGAAGGTCGATTACTTCGTTTATTTCTACTCTGGTCATGTCATAATCTCCGGGGTTACAAGCCAAATTTCTTCGGTTCCGTCTTCGCCGTTGTAATCGCGGAAGGAGATGGCGATGTCCTCTCGTTCGACGGCAGTGTGTTGCATCGCGTAGGAGGTTTGGAGTTTTGAGGCTTCAATCCGTCGCCAGCCGTTTGGGTCGTTTGGGGTTCCAATGACAAAATCGCTACCATCACGGCGCGGTTTGGAAATTCCGATGGAATCCCACTCGTTTTTGATGATATTTTCCAGCGTTACGGTCTTGTTTTCTTGCGTTTTTTCCGCGATTTCCTCGTCGGTCAGACCGTCCGGCAAGGTGAATGTAAACGTGAATTCTTCCTGAACGTCCGATTTGACGATTTTCCAGAAAGCGACGTCGGATTCTTTGATGTAATAATAATCCTCGGTCGGATGTTCCAGAATATCCATTCCATATTCAAGCAAGTATGAGGGCGTGAAAGTTATATCGCTCCGCTCTTCGATTTTGAAAACCATTTTTTGCTCGCCTTCCGTCGCAAATTCGGTTCCGTTTTCCAGTTCGTACCAGCCGTTTTGATTGTCGTACCGCTTGCCTAAAATCGGAGCGGTTCTGCCGTTTCCGCTGATGGTCGTTCCGTAGAAAAACCGTTTTCTTTCACCGTCGCAAGTCGCGAAATACCCGCCGTTAAACTCCCCGGAATAGTGAGACGCGTTGTTCCTGTTCTCGATGTAAAGCCAATCATCGTCCGCGTCCCACTTGTCCTGAAAGACGGCGCGGTGCGTTCCGTCGGTTAAGTTCCACTGCGCCCGTCCGAAAATAAACGTACCGGAAGCTCCATTTTGCGGGGTAAATTCACCTCGGTAATTGCTACCATATCCATCACGCGTCCAGCATGGCGGGGCGTATTCTTCGCCGATGAGTTGCGTTAAAGGGTCGGGGACTGCGTCTTCGCCACTGCCGGAAGTGTCGCGACTGTGGTACCCGTAGTAGTCCTCGTCAAGCGTGTGTAACCGTCCCAGTTCGCCCCGTAGCCACTCGCCGAAACCGTCGTAATAGACGTAAGCGTAGCCCCCTTCCCAGTCGGTCGGCTTGCCGGATTTATAGAGGTTTTTTCCGTTGTAAAGCGTCGCCATTTGGTAATATTCGCCGTTCGCGCCGTAGCGGTAATATGCGTCGTCCATTTTGTAAATGGTTGCGCTGTCGCCGTCGTCGCACAGAAAATAAAGTTCTCCGTTGCGCTCTAGAATGTAACTTGGAAGTCGCCCCGGCGATTGACTCAAATTCGTCGGAAATTCGACCCAGTGAAGGTATTGGTCTTTCCTTCCCCCTTCAATTTTACACGCGACGGCTTTTTGTTTCTTGAGTAACGCCAGCGTTGAGTACAAATTGACGGGAACCGAAAAAGGCGAGAGCGTCGTCGCCCAGATTTTTCGTCCGTCGGTATGCGTTCCAAGTCCCCATAACGCCGTGCCGGAACAGTCCAGAACGGTGTAATTTTCGCTTCCTTGCGCGGGTCTAAAAAAAAACCACTCCCCACGCGCCTTGATGTATCGGCAAGTGACGGCGGTTCCGGCGGACAGCGAGCTGGGTAATGTTGGTGAGGCGTAGGCGATGAGTGATTCCTCGCCGAAAACCTTAAAATCCGTGTCCAGAGTGATTTCGGCGGAACGTTCCGTGTTCACCCAGTCGGCGGTGAGTTTTCCGAAAACTTCGGAGTAGTCGGTCGAGGGAATTATCCATTTTTTCAGGTACTCTGACCACTGCGCCACGACAATTACGTCCTTTTTCCAGCGGTGCGTTTCGCCTTCCGCTCCCACTGGCGCGTAGATGGTTTTCTCGATTCCGTCGCCCAGCGGTTCGCCTGTTTCGTCGACGATGATGGCGGTGGCGGAAGTTTCACTCGTAAGGTCGGCGTTCAGCTTGAAAAAAAGCGGTTGGTTGCCGTCCCCCACAAGAACCCACGCATAGAGCGCGACGTCGGTACTTTCCCTCTGCTCGTTGGTCGGCGTTTCGTGCCAGAGAATGAGGATTTTTCCGAACGGCGACGCCTGAAGTTGCGTCGTGTCGCCCTCAATCGGGACGGCATAAGGGTAATTGAAACTCGCCTCGTTAGGAAACCTGATTTTCACAGGCGTCGGACCCGAAACGACGCATGGAACGACGGTCGTTGGCGGAGAGGTGTAGGTTGTGATACCGATTTTCTCGTCGTCGGAACCTTCGGGAGTATATCCGAGAAATTCGTTCATCTGGGTGTGTAAAATCTGCGGAAACGCCTTCGTGTCGGTGATTTCCGGCGTCGTGATTCGCAGGACGGAGTACATTTCCAGTCCCTTGTCCGTCATGTTTTTTACCCGTAATAAAAGTGGGTTGAGATACGGCGTTGGCGACGTTTCCAGCGTGTTCAAGTCGTTCAGCTTTTGTGTGACATTCTCCACCCACGTGCGTGTCAGCGGTTTACCGACTTTCGGGGGCTGGAGGTGATTGTAGGTACTTCTCATAATTATCCTTCCGGGTTTGTTATTTCTGGATTGGTTGTCGTTCCCACGCCTGAAAACCCGTTCACGTTATAGAGAAACTGGTTCGTGAGGTCGATTGCTTCGTACATTTTAAAATCTTCCCAGCCGGTTCCGCCCATTGAGGCGTTTGGGTCAGACCAGTCGGGTAATTCACCGCTTGCATAACGCTTGAGCGTGCGCCACTCGCCTGAAATTGCGTTGTACCATTTGTTCCAGCCGTTTGGATTGTAACTGAAATTGGTGGTGACCTGCCAGCCGTAAGTTCCGTAGCGGTTCCACGTCCAGTTGGTTTCCGCACCTTCGTAGAGAAGCGTTTCCGGGTCGTAAAAAACGTCGTGTTGCTTCTTGTTTCCGCATTCGTCGATGTCCGTGCTTGACATGCTCGTCGCGTGAATTTGGAGGCTGTTGACTTTGCCGATGTCGGTATGCGTCCATGAGGGGATTTCTTGCAGGTAGGTGTAAGAATGCCGTATTTTGTGGGTACGGACGATTCTTGCGGGTTCCTCTCCGTCGGCTAGCAGACGCCCATTATCCCAGATAAAAAGCCACTTCGGAAGCGTTATCATTTTCGCTTGCATCGAGATGTCCTCGGTGTACGTTTTGTCCCACGGCGTGTACGTCACGTCGATTTGGCACATATCGTGACGCATGGTGTGCCCCATCGGTTCGCCTTTGCCGAGTTGTTGCGCAAGGGTGACGCCCTCGACGTACATAAACGGAAAAAGCGGGTGCTGGAGCGGGGTCATTAACTCATTCAGGACAGCTGTGATTTTACTTTCAGGAACCCATAAAGACACGGACGCGGACGGTGCGGAAAGGCGTTTAAACTCCCATTTTTCCGAGCCGTCAACGACTTCGACGTTTTGATTGTTAATAGTGCAGTAAAAATAATTTAATCCCATTGGAACATAACCATCTATTATAGTTGCCATAATTTATCCTTCCACAACCGCCGCCATTGCCGGGTTAAAACGCCCTAACATTCCCTTAATATCACTGAGGCACATTGCGACGGAATCGTTATGCGCTCTTACTTTTTCTTGGTATTCGAGGCTTTTCTTGTCCATGTCTCTCGTTTCCGATTGGAACTGTTTCTCCGCCTCCATCTGCTTGTAAATCGCGTCAACGACCGGGTTACGGTTCGCCACAGCGTTGTTGATTCGGTCATACGCGGACGTCAGACTTTCCGTCGAGGCTTTTTTGTTGCCGTTGAGGAGCGTCTGTAATTTCTGCCACGGACCGAAATTCACGGTCGGCATTTCCTTTTCCCTCGCTTGTTCTGCATTTTTCGTGACGAAATCATCAGCGCGTTTACCAACGTTTTCAAAATAGCGGATTCCGAGGGCTTTTCCAATCGTGGCGACCGGGTTCGCAAGTCCTCGAAAAGCGGAACCAAGCGTTTTTCCGAGAAAATCCCCCAACGGTTTCAATTTTTCCATAAGTGGCGCGATAACGTCTCCAACTGCGGAAAGCGCGTCTTTTATCATAATCCACCACTCATAAAATCCTTTCAAAATGCCTCCGAAAGTCACGCTCAGGAAATTTCCAAGAAACTCTAAAATAGGGAACAGTCCGTTTACAATTTCGGTCGTCACGTCGCCGAGACAACCGGAAAACGTCCCCCACGCAATGCGCATTTCCATCAAGTTGGCTTCGAGTTCCTTGTCCGCTTCCGTCAAAAATCGGTTCGCCCACGCGGTTTTCTCGGCTTCGACCTGAATGTTGACGAATTGGTTTATCATGTCGTCGCTGATGTAACCGAGCGTCATCATCTGCGAGCCAAGAATCTTGACTTCGTTATTGAGTGAATTGAAGGTTTTACGCAATTCCGCCGCTTCTTTCAGACGTTCGCACATCTTCATCAGCCCAACAATCACGCCAGCGAATGCAGCTGCGAGCGCCACGCCAATAGCGACGCCTCTGGGTCCAAGCGCAGAGAGAGCCTTCAACGCCTTACCCGCCATACTAGCCATTGAACTGAGGCTCATCGTTCCTCTGCGAATGCCGGAAGTCACGTTCACAACGCCACGAATCGCCCCCTGAACATTGCGAATGGGAATCCTGCCGGAACCACCGGAATTACCAGAGCCACCGGAACTGCCACCGGAACCTCCAGAGCCACCGGAACCTCCACTTCCAAAACCGAAAAGACGTCGTAAAAAGCGAGGCGCGACGATGCTGTTTTCCTCCTCTTTTCGCTGTTTTTCTTCCGCTCTCCACTCAACATCCTCACGGTTTCGGCGTAATGTACCAATCGCTCGGTCAATTCGGCTTGTCGTTTTTCTCGGCGCGTTATTCTCCTTGAGTTTTTCCTTTTTCTTCTGTAAATCGTCAATTGCGTCGTTCAGGGAACGTAACTTTTCCCCGACTTTTTCCGGGTCGAGAAGGTCGTCGGACGATAATCTATCGCGTCTCGCAGTTCGCGTCGCCTCCTCATTTATCATGTTGACGGCATTATCGTACATCTCCTGAAGCGCGTCCTGAACCTGCTTGACTATACCAATTCTATATGAGAATTCCGCGTCGGGCGGTCCTTTCGGCAGTCGTTTCAGCAACGCGAAACGACGGGGAAGTGAAATTTGGGGTTGCGTCGGGGGTAAAATTCGGAAGTAGTCGATTCGGTCGTCTTTTTCAAGAGTATTTTCAATCGTTCCACGCTCGTTCATCACGCTGTTCAGGGCGTTTTGCATTTCCGTGGTTTTGTCGATAAAATTGTCGCTCAGCGTCTGATAGTCATTGTCTGAAAGGTGGTTTTCAAGAACCCTCTCCAAGCGTTCAAAAATCTCGGAAATCATCTGTTGGTCAGTGCCATACGAACGGTCTTCTATCTCCTGATTTTCAGCTTTTTTTGCGGTAGCTTTCTGTTTTTCCTTGCGCTCTTGAATTTTCTCACCAACGCTCTGAATTGTCGTTGCGGATTCGTCCGTGACCGCTTGAAACTCCGTGCGCACAGCCACCAGCTTTGCCATCGTTCTGGCAATTTCCGTCTGGAGTTTTTCGGATTCTTCTGGCGCATTTTCACCGACATTCGCCAACCGTCCATTCAGATTTTTTAACCTATCTTCCAGCCGTCTTTTTCGCTCGCCAACCTGCTCTTTCCGTTCCTTTATCTCTAATATACTGATTTTTCCCTCACTGATACTTTGCTCATTTTTAATATCATTTAGTTTGGCTCCATAGTCGCGAATTTGCGCTTGATTCCGCCCCATTTGCTCCTCAATTTGGTGAATATCTTCGTTTCCGCTGGAATCCGGGTCGTAGTTTTCACGCTGGGAAATAAGGGCGTTTCGCTCTTCGGTCAACCTTTTTTGCTCGTCTCCCAATGCTAAAATGGAGTCGCATAAATCATAGTACGCCTTCTTGTTTTCCTCCAGTAAATTTTGCCAATTCCGATACTTTGGCGTCTCCTTAACGCTCGGTTTTTGAGGTGGGTTCTTTTTCGGCAGTTGCGTTTTTTCTTTCTTTTCGATTGCCTCCTCCAGTTTTTCCTGAATTTTTTTGTTTTCCTCTTCCTTCGCCTTTTTTTCGGCTTCTTCCGCTTTTTTCGCTCTATCCTGCAACTTTTCATACGCTTTTTTAAGGCTTTTTACTTCCCTGTCAAAATCGTCCAACAACGCTTCTCGCTGGGCGAGGTCATCGTCCATTTTTGCCAGTTCCTCGTCACTCGCGGTTACTTTTGATTTGTCGTATTCATCATAAAGTTTGTTATACTCTTCCCAAAGTTTATCCGCCATTTTGACGACTTCATTATGCTCGACGGCTTTTTTCTCCGCCATTTCATACAGTTGGTCGGCAGTTTTCGGCTTTTTCTCTCCCTCTGAAGACGCATATTTTGGTGGTAAGGGAGGTGGAGAAACTTCCGTCATTGCTCTGGCTCCACTTTTGCGAAAATCCTGAATCGACGTGGCTACTGTAGTCGCAGGAGTTTCCGTTTTCGGCACGTTCTCTATGCGTATTTCAGGTTGTCTTGTCAATACAACGCGAGCGTTCGTCTGTGTAGAGTACGTTTCACGCACGTTACCCCGTGACGAATCGTGCGCAAAACGCTGTATTTTGCGCATTTCGTCCTGGACTTTTTGCGTATCCAGACCGAGCTTCACCTCGAAAGACTGCGGAGCCTTCTGGATTTCGTCAATTTTGCGACGGACATCGCTATTATCCGCCGTCATTTCGATTTCAAGCTGAACTTTTTTAGAGCTGTCCACGCGCAAGCCTCCTGTACTCTGCGATGCTCATCGTCTGTTTTGCGCCGGAAGTGTCGGTTGTTTTTTTGCCATCGTCGCGGTCTTCCATAAGCGCAACGACCTGAAAAACCGTCATGTCGCCGATTTCTCTTGGCGTAAAACCAAAATGCTCGCCTAAACTTTTAATGAGTAAAGCGTCACGCTCCTCGCGCTCCCGTTGGGTAACGCGAACTGGGCGTTTTACCTCCTTTTTTACGGCATCGGAGACGTTTCCTCCGTCGTATCCTCCGTAGGGTTTTGCATTGCAAATCGGGTCGCCTCCTCGACAACCATGCTGTTATTTTGAAAACGTGCTTTCACGTCGGATTCAACATTTAGGTCGCGCAAATTTGCCGAGAAATACGACTTCTCGAACGTGGCATACGACATTCCGGGACGGCATAACTCCCACAAAATACGAGCGGCGCAACCCAAGTTGGGCATGAACCAGTTATTTGCGAAGATGTCCAATCCCTCCGCCATTCGCTCTGCGGTCGCCATGTCCTCTCCCTCGTCGAGAGCGCGTTTTAAGAAACGATACCGCAACCATTCATCGAGATTGTTTTTCATTGCGAGGGTCAGCGGACGTACCGTGATGGTAAGTTCACGCCCATCCGAAATCGCTTTTAAAGTCAATTCAAGTGAATCTGCAAACATGATAAAACTCCTGTAAAAAGAGGGTTAAAGCGTGTTCACAGAAAATCAGAATATATTCAAGAATCCACCAATTTCAGACGATAGAAAGAAGTAGAGGCGGGGGTCTCCTTGCAGAAAGGAGGTTCCCATGAGGGTAAAAACAATTATAATTATTGTTCTCGCTATTGTTTTTTTAATCCTTTTCAGTAACTTCTGTTACTAATTAGTTTTTAACCAAGCAAGACGAGACCCCAACCTCGACCTTCGGTATTCCCGTACCGAAGGTTTTCTTCTATTATACTCTATCGTCCAAACAAGTCAATACCTTGAAACTGATTTTCTGAAAATTTTCCTAAATTTTAATAAAAAATCCCGATTTACTCATCGTCCTTCGGCCAGATTTTTGTGTTGCCGATTGAAATCTCGCCGTAACCACCGTCTCCGGCAATGCTGTAGGCGGTCATCGTGCCGGACGCTGGAATTGTGATTGGTTCGGCGGAGGCGTTGTCAAGCGTCGCGTCGCCGAAACCCGTGATGTGAATCCATTTCATCACGATTTCATCATCGTTGTCGAGCGTGATGGTGACGGCAATATCGTCGCCGACATCGAAAGTGAGGTCTTCCAGACGGTCGTTCTCGAAAGTCATCTCGAAGGTGAAGTTAATCGGACCGCCAAGTCGCCTGAACCAGCCGTTTGACGACGACGTTGCGCCACCGCCACTGACTGCGGAGGAAATCGTGATGGAAACTTGCGCCAAATTCCAGTTTTCTGTCGACGCAGAATCTCCTCCGGATTTTGTCACGGAAAATGCGCCAGCCACGGGACGAACGACTTCCGGGTTACTTGAATCCTTCAGCGTACCAGTCGTTTCGGTTAGCTCCCCCGCTCCTTGAAAAGCGTAAGTCCACTCAATCGGAGCGCGATTTTTCACATCAATCGTCGTGGAGAGCTGGGTACAGATACACTGTCCGGTCTGTTTTACGCCTTGATGATTGTTACCTGTGTCGGAGTCATTGATGCCCTGATAACCTATGAATTCGCCGGATTCTCCCGGTAACATCGCAGGCACGAGCTTCCACGAAACGCACCCTGCCGACCAGTCCAACGCGCCAGCGACTGCGAGCGTTCCGCCTTTCGAGTTGCTCGTGACACCGGAATGGGGTGAGGACGTTTTTCTCGTGATATTATAGCTTTTAACGGTTGAAAGCACGTTTCCTTTCAAGGATACGCACGCTTTTGACCCGGTATTAGTATACATCTTATTCCTCCTGCTTCATGATTGCGTGAAAGGTGATTGTGAAACGGAAAGCCCAACCGTCGATGGTTTCCAAGCCACGTTCGGGAGCGAATTTGCCGAAGCTCACGTCGGAGTGGGAATGCCCAAGCGCAAGGTCGCCGTTGTCATAGCGTTTTCGCCATGAAAGAAACTTGTTTGCAATAATAAGTAACTCGCGCATAATCGGGTTGACTTTGGAAAAGTCCATTGTTCCGACAGCGACTGTCACGTCATACATTGCCGTATAATTCCAGGAACTCGACGTTGAGCCAGTGTGTCCCATCGAGACGGGCTTGATTTCCAGTCGCGGATAGTCGGCAGAGCTGTAAAGCCGTTTCGTTTGGTCTTCTTGTGCGTATTCAATGATGTTTCGTTCCGTAAAAATGGACACTTCCTTGACTTTTTCGACCAGCGTATCATAAATATCTTGAAACAATTCATTCATGGATTCCCCCATATTTCTAACATTTTTTGAACGACAACCGACGCCATTTTCTCCATCACTTCTGGCGGAGGCAAGACGAAAATCGGACGGGCAGGAACGGTGGACGTGCCGTGCTGATGACGCTCTGCAACCTCTTCAGTCGTCATTCCATTCGAATATTTTAAATCCGAGGCATTATAAAATCCCGCATTTCCGTCGTTACTCTGTCGAGAAACGACGACATTACTCCCCGCCCCACCCTGAAATTTTGTGCAAGACAAACTCGGCGAGCCAATACCAATCGAAATGGTCGGCTTGATGCGTGAAATCGTGGTTTCAGTTCCCATGCCGAAGTGCGGAAAATCGCGGAACCCCAGTATGGTTTCGGTTTTAATTGCCTTGTACAGTCTGCCCGAATCGGAAAGGATACCAGTCGGATTTTTGCTTCCTTTTCGTTTCTTTTGCGCTATCGTGGCGGGCTTCAACGGTTCCCAATCGCCGTTTCCTTGCGACTGGTCGAGAAACCGCCGAGCCACCCAGTCACGATATACTCTGGAACACTCGCGGAGCATGAAACCAATGTCTTTTTCACTCCGTCCCCAGTTCAAAACACGACGCAATTCCGTATCGAGTTGTAAGCGTGGTTTCGTGGACATTGGGTCATACTCCTGTTTTTCACTTCCGTTTTACCGGAGTCACTGGCGACTTCGGAACGAAACGCTCCAGCGTCTCAAACTCTTTCGCGACCAGTTTTACAATACACTGCGGTCGGGTGCAGTGAACGATGACGTTTGTCTGCGATTCCAGATTCAGACCGCGAGCCATCGGCATCAGCTCGTACTTCGCGTTCATGTTCTGAGCCGGTTTTCCCAGCGATTCCATGTAGTCGGCAGGACCGAAAGTTTCATGGAAAAGCTCTGGAATCCCGAACGGCACAAGATACGCGGCTCCCGGTTCAATCCACGGCGTGTAACTGTTTTCAGTTGCCGTTCCGTTGGGGTAGAGAACCCACTCGACGTCGTAATGGTTAAAACCTTCAAGACCGAGTTCACGCAAAAACGCGCTGTCTTGATACTTGTGCGCTTCATAAACGTGGGTGTTTGTTCGAATTTTTTCGTAAAACTCCGGCGAGCAAAAAGCCACGCGCTTGTTGTGGTTATAACCCGCAGAAACACGCTGATAAAGCACGGCGTCGAGGATTTCGTGATACACGTTATTGTCGTTGTTGGTTCCAAAATCGATAGTAATCGTCTTGCGTTTAACGCCGAATTTATCATACAGGTCAAGGACGGTATTATTCAGACCATTCATCACGTAGCCTCGGACAGCCATGCAGAAGTTATACTCCCACAAGTCTTCCCACTGGATTTGCGCCAACTCGAATTTCTCCGCCATCACCTGCTCGACAAGAACGAGGTCTTCAGTCGTCCCCTGAAACGGAATGCGTTCACGGAAATCATCCGCGATTAACCCGTCTTCCATCTTGTAATGGGGGATTTTGAAGAGGAAAGACGACACGACCGTGTCCATGATTTTCTGATTTGCCGGAGCGCCTCGGTTACTCATCGTCGGAATCGTAATCGTTCCGTTCTGGTATTTCAGCTCGTATTCCAGACGATACAGGCGGTTCGTTTTCGTCATGTTCATGGCGGGAACCGTGACGTTTGTCTGGTCGTCAGGAACGAGATACGCTGGCGCACTCTCGGAAATCGTCGCGCCGAAAGCCTTGCGCATCGTCGTCGGATTGATACCGTGCAAAATACGGAACCAACCGTTAATTTGCGGTGGCGCGTACATCGGGTCTTTCACGAAACGTTCAAGTACATTTTCAATACTCATAATCAAGCCTCCTTGCTTTCAAAATTTGAATGGTTTTTAGGACTGCTTTTTACTAAAAATAAAACCCTTCGCTTCCGCTTTTTCACGGAGCGAGCCGGACGTGTAATCATAGGAAATGGCGTTCCCAAACTGGTCACTGTCAGGGAGCAGGTTGACATCAAGCTCACAACCCGTGCGAGCCATGACCGCTTCGTCGACCGTTTCGTCCTTCTTGACGCTGAAACGGTCTTTGCTAAATCCGCAAAATGCGCTGATTTGCAACGTTTCAGTCACGTTAATCGGAGCGACCGTTTTCACACCGTCCGTCCCCACGGAAACGAGGTAGAGCGGTTCGCCCGGCTCGATGTTGTACTCCGGATTCGTACTGTTCGTAGCCGCGTATTCCTGTGTCGGCGCCACCGTTGCTGTGATGGTAGCGTCGGTTCCTTCGCCAATCGTGACGGCATTCCCCGTCCCTGCAGTGGTCTGGGTGTAGGTCAAGACGTTCCCGCTGACCGTGACGGTATAGTTCGTCAGCCCCTTATTTTTCACAAGCGTCGCGATTTCTGTGGCGGTTGCATTCAGTGCATACTGTACGTCCGCGCCTGAGTTTCCAGCCGTCGCAGGTGTGGTTTTTGCCGTGAAGGTGACGCCACCTATTATCAGGGTTTTGTCATTCGTCGAGTTCCCACTTTTCGCAATCGTAACGGTGTAAACCGCTGGTTTTGCTGGAATCGTGGTCGGACCTGTCATCTTCACTTTTTCGTAGGTAAAAACCGCGCTTCGGTCTTGCGCCATCAGGATGTCGCTCCAGATAACGCGCTGTATTCGGTCATGAGTTTTCGTGTACGTCATGTTGTTTCCTCCTTATTTTGTCTGAGTTTCACGGTTTTCACCGCGTTGTTCAAAAATAGGTTTATTCTTCTTCAGCGGATTGAACTGCGAGCCAGTCCACGTACCCAAAAGTCCTGCCGGGTCGTGTGGCTGACTGTTCAGGGAACACTCCAACCCGCCACGAAACGCCTCAAACTCGCCAAGCGTCGCAAAATAGGCTTCCTGCGTGTCGCAAGAGCAGAATTTGTTGGTCATTTCCTGCATTTTTCCGAGTGGAACGCCACAGCGAGTTGCAAGCGATTCTATCTGTAATCGACGGTAATCATTCAGCGACGCAACGATTCCATCCTCACCCGGCGTCCGCTTTTTCTTCTTGTTTTCAGGCACATTGTCGTCCTCATCGTTGGGCGGTTGCTGGTCTTCCGGTGGATTCTGACCGTCGTCCTGCGGTTGGTCATCTGGCGGTTGCTGGTCGCTGTCGCCATCATCTTGTGGATTGGCTTCGTCAGTCTGCGACGGTTCTTGCGGTGGTTCTTGCGGTGGTTCCTGTGTCGGAGGCTCCTGTGTCGGAGCGGTTTCCGGCGATTGGTTTGCCGAGGCTTCAATCAGCGTCTGTTTCTGCACCATGCCAGCCTTATTACAGGCGGCGATTGTCGAGAGAAACACGATAGCGGCTTCCTCCGTCCGCGTCGCCTCGGCAGGAATCGGAATGCCGAACATTTCGCTCAAAATCTCCATTGCCCGTTGGAGCGCGTATCCTGAAACAGGCGTCGGCGTTGGCGTCTGTACCTGTTGCGAGACTTGCGTCGGTGGCGTTTCCCACTTCGGCGGCGTTTCCCGCTTCGGCGCAGGAGCGGACGGTGGCGACGTGGGAGACGGTTCCGGCATCGTATTTTGCGGGGTTTTATCCTTGTCGTCGTCCTCATTTTCCTCGGTCGGGTCGTTCAGACTACACACCAGACTATATCCACTCAAGCCGGGAATCATGGGGCGAGAGGTCAGCGCGATGTGTTCAATTGCGTCCTCAAAAGTCTTCACACCCGTCGGAATCATGGGACGAGCCGCAATCGACACGCCGTTGGTTTTCGTCAAATCAACGAAACGTTCGTCCGGAAATTCCAGAATTGCGTAAAGCGACTGACCGTCGGTTTCCATGTCCTCGACCGTACCGACCGTGTGGTCAACGTCCGTCTGGTGGTCTTTGCAAATCGGAACGTTAATTTGGAGACTTTTCATTTCGCTAAAAGCGTCCTTCCAGTGCTGGAGACGTTCGGGGGTAATTGTAAATCGCGTTCCGTCTTTCTTCTGAAAATCGCCGACGCGCATAACTTCTTTTTTCAATTTAATTGACATTATTTGTTCCTCCTGATTGCGTTAGGGATTTCTATTCCTGAAAAAATCCTGATTTTCCACTCTTCGTACTCCACTTCAGCCATACGGACGGTCGGGCTGTCGTTCGTCGCGGACATCGCTCTGCACTTAAAAAGCTGAACTCCCGCTAACGCGGCTACATGTTTTCGTACCTCCGTCGGCACGGGATTAAACGGAATCCTGTAGATGGAAGAGGCGAAATCCGCGTCAATCTGCGACGTGGCGCACGTAATTGCCCATGCGATTTGCTCACTTATTTTTGTCTCATCACCGTCATTGTCGATGTCAGCCCACATCTGGATACATTTCCTACCCCAGCGTCGTTCCATGTCGGTTCGAGAGCAGTAGGAATGACCGATTAATACGCTGTTAAAATCTTCTAATGGTATGATGTTTGTCATCTTGCGTCCTCCTAAATCGTGTCCACGGTGATTTGAACCGGGGAAATGAAGCCTGAAACAGGGAAAAAGTCCAAGCGAATAAGGTATCTTGCGTTTGCGTTCGGAAAACATTCCGCCGTCGTGTTGTCAATCGTCCAGCGGAAGTTGTACTTTACCTGCTCGCCGTTGAAAGTCGCTTGCTGAACCGTGTCGTAAAAAACGTTTTCGAGCGTCAATTCGCGGTTCGTATGCCCAGTAACCGTCGTTCGGGCGTTGTTTCCATACTCACCAAGCCGATAAATCGAGTATTTAATACTGCTCAATCGGTCTGACGTCACAATGCTCCCGCACAAGTCCTTGATGAGTGCGCATATCAGTACCGTTCCGTTTGCATAAGCGATTACATTGTGATTGATTGATTGCGCCATTTTTGCACCTAATTTGAATAAACCCAAACATCATGGAAACACACACCCGAAACGTTCACGTCATGGGCGCAAATACCCGTGATATAAACAGTCGCAAGGTACGGCAATTCGTCAGAGTAGGTAATTGCCGTCTCGTACACGTTCACTACCGCAAAACGACGGGCGACAAAGAAGAAACTTTTCATTGTTCAGTTCTCCTTTATGCGGGCGTCACGCTGGTGATATTTCCGTCAACGTCCTTCGTAAGTGTGAATGTTCCGAGCGTCGCGCCGTCCGTTCCTTTTGCCGTCAGCGTCGCGCCAGTTACAGACCAGTTAGCAATCAGCGCGAAAACCTTCGCCAACTCCGCTTTCGTCGCCAATCCAGAAACGTCCACGGTTTGTGTCGTAACATCGACGGTTTGTGTTGTCACAGTGGTCTTTACATCCGTTTTTGACGCTGGATTTGCAGGCAGATTATCCGTTTTCGCCTTAATCGCCGTGGTAATTGAAATGGCATTTGCGAGAGCTTCGGAAGTCGCAAGTCCCGATACGTCCACCGTTTGTGTGGTTGTGGTGAGTTTCACATCGCTTGTTGAGGCTGGCGACGCTGGCAGATTATCCGTTTTCGCCTTAATTGCGCTCACCGTTGTCTGAAGCGTATCGACCTTTGACGCTAACGTCGAAATCACATTTTGCAGTGCGGAAACCGTCGTTGCTGTCCACGCGCAGGAAGTGATTGGGGCGTCGGAACCGGAGTCATCTGTGGAACCGCTTCCAGTCCCACCCTCAAGAGGCAACTGTGCGTACCCCTCAAGCGTCAAGTTCGCATAATCGTTTAATGATAAATCTGCGTAACCCATTATTCGCTCCGTTCCTCAATACTTGCCTTCCAATTCTCAAAACGTTTGCGTTCCTCCGCCTGTTTTTGCGCAGTGCAGAATGTTTCCCAAGTCTTCCGTTCTTCTGTGATTTCCGGCTCGGTAAAATGCCACCATCGGTCGGGGTACTCAACTTGGTCGAGCTGTGACATACCAGCTCCCTGTCCTGAAATCCACCCTAATTTGGGGATATAAGTCCGAAAATACGGTTCCATTTGGAGATAGCCAATACGCCAGTCCGTCGTATGGCGATTCGACCAACATTCGGCGCGTAACCACTCAACAAGGCGGGGAATCGTAGCGTTTCGACAAATCCAATTGTGGTTGCGGTGAACATTTTTTGCGAGTAAAACGTGTTCATTTCCCTCGATTTCTCGCAAGGGATAGAACTGTCTTGCAAGCAACTGTCCGCCGAAATAAACCATATCCCAGTCAGACGGCAAGTTTTCCAGAAATGTTGCGCGACGTTCTGCGTAATCTGGTTTGAAAATGCAGTCATCTTCAAAAATCTCACAATCTTCCCCCGCTTGTTGCGCCGTTTCCAACGCGAAAATTATACCTTGCAACAACGCCCAGCGGTTATCGCCTGCCAGCCACCATTTCGGCGTCGCTTCAGGACACGTTTCCGGCGTGTATCCCACTCGTGTGAAGGTTTCGTTATCGCCAAATACCGCTTTTGCGCGTGTCAAAAACGCCTCGTGTTTTTCATCGTTGACGGCTATAATAAATTTCATGTTTCACTCCTTTTAAGTTGCGCGAGTATGTTTATGAACAGTAGTAATAAGAATAACCTTGTGTTCCTGATACGGTTCCAGAGTACAGCGACACGGCGGTGATGTAAACATACGTCAATGTTTGTTCGCTCTGTGCGTGTTTTTTGAAACCAGCGCAGTAAATCTGGTTACTATTGAGAGCGAAAATCAGGTCAACTTCTTTGGAGGCGTCAACACTCGCAGAGTAGATGTTTTCGCAATATGAAATACTGTAGTCGGAAGCTGTAATTTCCGTGCCCGACTCGTCGTAACAGTGGAGCATTTTCACGAATGAAATACTACAATTCCAACCGCAAATTAACGCTTCGGCAAACGCTCGACTGTCGTTATAGTAGTTGTGAAGACATATCTGCAAGCGACACATAAAAGGTCCGAAAGGTGGAATTCCAGTAAAGGAACTCGTTCCTGAAACATAGCTTCCATTAAACGCTGTGCTATATTGCGATCCCCAGATGGCGTAGGGATACGTGTCGGAAACGGTGTAGCCATAAGAGCTTGTGGGATACATAAATCCAGTGGCTTTCGCGAAGTCTGGAACGCCTGTACTTCCCCCACTGCCAGCGCAAGAGTAAGCGTAATTTGCATAGTACGCTCCGCTTGCAAAATTTGCATTACTTGCACTATTTGCATAATTTGCATACAGGGCATTTTGGGCATTTTGAATATAAATATTACCTCCAGAACCTGATAACATGGAGTCAATTTTCCGGAAATTGTTATCAATAATTCCTCCTCCGCTTCCTGACGGCTCACTGCCGTTTTCGTAAATTAAGGTTAAGACGTTTCCTACGGAACTTGTAACCGACATTGGCTTCTCCTTTACTCCTTAAACATCCATGTAATAACGTCATTTTTTACTCGGATTCCTGCGATAAGAATTACGGCGACAAGGACGATGAATCCGAAAACGAACAGGGCGTTGCGGACGGATTTGGCATAATCCTGCAGGGAAATCAGCGTGGTTTGCGCGACTTGCGTGGCTTCGGCGGTCGAGGTCGTGACGGTCTGCATCGAGACGGTCGCCTCGTCCATCGCGACGGTGGCGGAGGTGAGAAGCTCCTTCACGTCGTCGGTCAGGTCAACGCGAAACGCCTCGATAACCTGTCCTGCGGCTCCTTCTATGCCGGACTGAAGTCCCTCTTTCGCCGCGTCGGGAAGCGTCTGGCGGTCACGAAAAATGCCAATCGGAGTCGTCTCGAAAGTGGCGAGTTTCTCGTTCAGCGTGGCGACGGTTTCTTCAAGTTCTGCGACCTTTGCATCCAGCTCGCCGACGCGCTTTTTCATGCCACGAAATTCCGCGAGGTTCTGAACGGAAATGCGCTGTGTCGTCGGCAACTCGCCTTCATTTTCGGTTGCTTTTTCGTCTGTTTTTTCGATTGGTTTTTCCTTCTTTTTCGCCTCTTCCGCCTCTACTCTCTGTAACGCGGACGGGTCGAGAGGTGGTAAAACATTTTCACTTTTGGGGGCGTTATCGTCGGCAATTTTGATTGGGATTTTCGCTTCTCCTTCTTTCGGTTTCTCCGGCGTTTTAGGGAATCTCGGCTTTATCTGTACTGGCGTCGCTGGTGCAGGTTGAGGCGTTGGCGTTGGACATACGCCACCGGGACAGGTCGGGCACGTTCCGTTGTATGGATAGTATGGCGTCTGATACTGCGTGAGCGTCACTTGCGCAGTCGGTTCCTGTGATACCGATTCGGGAATGACATCTTCGCTTGGATTCGGGAAATTAGGGCGTGGAATACGTCGCGGACGGTTCAGGAAAGGCGATTTGCGAGAGCGATTCTGAAAACGTTCGCGAATTGTTTTCCCGCCTCGTTTTACCTGTGGAAATGGCAGGTCAAGCTCAACTCCCATCGTGTCATCGGGGTTAAATTTAACTTTCGCTCCTGCCGAGGTCGGCTTCTCCGGCTTCACGTCGGTTTCGGTTTCTTCTTCCTGTGGATTTGCAAGAATGGAATGTGCGAGACGTCGTAATTTCTTGCTATTTGCGGGCTTCCACTCCTTGACGGGCGTGCCCTTCATCGCAAAAGACGAGATACTCGCGAGGTAATTTGCGGGAATCGCCGCTCCTACTTTGTCTGCACCTTCGCCAACTTGAGCGTATACGATTCCCAACACGCGCGTTCCGTCGGCAGTGAGAATCGGAGACCCGCTCCGTCCTTGTTTTGGCGTGGGAATGAAACACAATCCCCACCATTCAGAATACTCTTTGAAGTGCAAAAAGTAAAGCGTCGGCATTCCTCCCTCCGGGTGTCCAATCGTTGCCAAGACTTCATTTGCCTCGAAATTGTATGCAGGGTCGACGGGAACGACCGTCGGGTTGTACTTTCCCTGCGTGTCGATTTTCAGCATGGCAACATCGGTCTCCGTGTTACGATAGACCGTCTCTCCGTAGCACGTGAAAACCTGTCCCGCGTCGAAAAACTCGACCTTGCACTGTTTTTTGCTGGCGACATGGGCGTTGGTCAGGGCATAGTAAAACTTTTCGTCCGAACTGACAACCACGCCGGAACCGTAACCAATGTATCTTCCGTCCGGCACACTGATGCGCACGACAGCTTTACTGGCGGTGTAGAGGTCTGCTTTGACGGTACACGCCATTATGCCGAAAAGGAGGCAGAGCGCGAAAAATACCGTTAAAATAATGGTGGCAATGGTTTTCAAGCTGCATCTCCACGGGGTCTTGTCGGCAGAATCCTCACCTTCCTCATCCGATTCGTCAAAGTCGAAGAAAATGTCCCTCTGCGTGGTGATGGCGTCGATAATGACGGGCATAACCGTCTCCAGCAGACTGACCAAAACGCCTTTTATCGGACTGAAATCCTCAAGAATCGCTTCGTTCAGAGCTTCGTATTCCGTCGCTTTTCCTTCGAGTTTTTCGGTGAGAAAAACGGTAATTATCTCAATATTGTCCTCATCCGTGAACAGTGTCTCGATTTTCTCGACAATCCAGTCGTCAAGAACAATGTCCGTTTGGTCGCTTTTATCCTTCAAAATCGCCACGATTTTCGCGAGGATGTTTCTCGTGTTTTCCACGTTCACTGTCGTAATCGCCTCGGCAAGAATCCATGCGTGAATTCTGTTTTTCAGTGTTTCAAACTGCATTGTTATACTCCTTTTCCTGTAATGAACTTAATTCCTTTTTGTGTTCTATGACAACGTTTTCAATCCGTTTTTTCGCAATCTCAAAGTAGGTTTCATTTAACTCAAAACCAATGAAATTGCGGTCGGTATGGATACACGCGACGCCCGTGCTCCCAGACCCCATTGTGTTGTCGAGTACCATGTCGCCCGCGTTGGTATGGGTACGAATCAGGTATTCCAGCAGGGCGACAGGCTTTTGCGTCGGGTGTAACCGCGTCCCCGTTGTGTGTTGGCTTCCATTGTGAACCTCTTGGTCGAAAAAGAGCAGGTGGTTCGGATACCCCTCAAATTCCTGTGGCGCGGACTGCTTCATCTGCTTGTAAACGCTTCTATTTCCGTAAGCTCGTGCACGCGCTCGCGTTGCCGGACGTAGTCCCTGTGGATTGTAAGTGTACCGACACGGCGTTTTTTCTCCCGTGTGCACTTCCAGTCCGTATTCCTCGGTGATTTCCCGAAATGGTCTCGTAAAACATCCCGGTGCGACGGCTTGCAACTTGGCATACGCTTCCTCGGTCGGTATTGCATACTGGTTTCCGCGTGTGAAGTAATGCGAGGACATGGTGGAACCTAAAATTCGGTTCACATCGTTACGTTTTAAGCCCGATTTTTTCAACTCCTCGAAAAAATACTCTCGTAATTTCAGGTGTTTTCCTGCATTGTTGTAACTTGATGCCGGGGCGAAAACCGCGATTTCCTCGACACAGCGCATCGGCTGGACTTTCGCGAAAGGACCCCCGGTGATGTTGTTCTTTCGCCAGTACCACATGAACCGAAAATTGCGATAATTCGTGGAAATCAGTTGTGTTGTGAACGGCTGGATGCAAAAAAGCGCAATAGTCCCAGTCGGTTTCACAATTCTCTGATACTCACCCCACAAAACGTCGAGCGGTAGCGGTTTATCCCACGCGCAGTCGGTGCAACCATAAGGTAGGTCGCAGAGCACAAAATCGATGGAATCCGAGGGAATTTCTTTCATCAACTCAAGGCAGTCTCCTTGTTTTAACTCATACATGGCATACCTCCATAAAATGGCATCATTGTGCGGTCATTGTAGTCTAAAAAAGCATAAACCGGACGTGGAGTTGGCATCGTGGCGGTTGTCTTGTCGGTCGCCCATCGCAGAGGCTGATTCGTCTCTTCTTTCTTGATTCGTGGAATGCCCGACTCAACCAGAATGTTTTCAACGTCGATACTTTTCGCAACGACGTCTTCACACCACGGCTTCTCCATCAGCGACTGAATGAGCATGTTCGCCCGTTCCGCCGAGCGTTTATCGATCGCCCCAGCGACGATTTTCACGCGCCCCTTCAGCCCAAAATAATTCAGTCCCAACATACGGTCAACGATGTACTTATTTACCTGATTTACCACGGTATCCACGAGGTATTCGACACGCATAATCGCGTAGTCCGTCCCGTTGCTCGCGTCGGCTTTCGTTCCGAAAATTCCTTCCAAAACGGAGCGTTCCGGGATACCAAACGCACGGCATACGAGCTTGTCGTAATACATGAATTGATTCACAAATTCGCTGGAGACGGCTTCCATTGGAAGTTGTTCGATTTTCCAGTCGGATTCCGTGGCGGACATCTGGCTCGACATCGTGTTGGGGCGGTGTCCGAGCGCAACGATGTTGTACTGTTCGAGGCTCGCAACCATATCCTTCGCAATTTCCGCATTATCCCGGTTATTGATAGTTCCAAACGGGTAATGCAAAATATAACGCGGTCCCTTTCGCCGAGCGTCAAAAGCCTGAAGGTTGGTTCTCGCCTGTTTTATCATGTCAAAAACAGTCTCCGCCTTCTTGAAAATGGCGCGACCGTACAGATTGTCGCCACGACGTTCGTGCGTCAAAACAAGGGACTTGACAGGCGGTAGGATAACCGGCAGAGGGTACATGGACTGTAACCCGGTAAACCCCTGTTCGGAATCCATACTCAACAACGTCGTTTCCTGCAGGAGCGGTTTTAACCGTCGGACGCAGTAGCGCATTTCGCCTTTTTCATTCGTCGCAAGGTCAAAAATACACTCGTAAGGCGACCAACCAAACGTGAAAAATCCGTCGATTGCCGATTCCCACAAGTCGTGTTTGCACTCGGAGATGAAGAGCTTCACAAGGTTAATCGCCTCCCACGGAACCCCTTCGTCGGCTTCCACCGTCCACTCGGACTGCGCACCCGCGATGGTGATAAGCGTCATCAGGTATGCAATCGTTTCCTGAATGCGCATGTCCTGAATTTTCGACCACGGAAGTCGTTGCGAGGCGGGCGCGCCGAGCATGAAAGACCCATGAGGCAACGCGCCAATGACCTGTTGCCCGGAAACTCGCTCCAAAAGTCGTGACGTTTCGTTCGGATTGTATGTAATTCCGCGTTTTTTCCTACTCATTTTGGCTTCCTGCTCCTTAAACGACAAGTGGCATTCCTTGAATCATCGTGTCGAATCCAATCGGCGCAATTGTGTGCACGAGATATCCGAGTGCGTCGGACATGTGTGTCAAACTCGCGTCTCGCTTGTCGATGTTGCGCATTCCGTCCAGATACGCGACGCTTTTCAGGTCATTTATCAACGCCACGCAGTTCGGGTCAATAAAAAGTCGCACTTCTCCCAATGCGTTTCGCAGGACGGCGTTCACGCTGGCAATTCGCGACAAAACACGGGGATTTGCGCTTGGAACGCTGATATTAACCATATTCGTCGACGGGTCTTTATAACGCTCGTCCTGTTCCATAATCACATAATCCGACAGGTCGCTCGTCGTGTTATGATGCGCTCCTGCGGCATCGCCAAAAAAGTGATAACCTGCCTTCCAATTTCCCCACAGACTCCAGAGCACGTCCAGTGCTTCCGGGGTGTTGGAGTCGGTCAGTCGAATTTCGTCAATAACGTGAATTGCGCCGTCAAGCGTGCCGTTCGCGTTGATTCCCGCTTGGCAGATAACCCACGACATGGGATTCACGTTAAAGTCGCAAGAAATCAGGAGCGGTAACGACGGATTCGCGGTTAATTCTCGGACGTGCGTCTTCTCGTTAAATGCGTAATACACCAGACCAGAGGCGGTTTCCCAGCTTGCGTGAAACTGTTCTCGGAACGTTTTTTCGTCAAGTTGCGACATGGCTTCCGCGATGGTTGCTGGCGGTAAAACGCGGTCGCTCGTCCAGTGAAAACGCGCGTATTGGGGACTCGGATTCGCCTCCCATTCCTCGCACTTGTTCTTGAAAAAGGAGGCTCCAACCCCACGGACTTTCGGCACGCCAATCAGCATACACCAGCCGTTGCAGTTGATGTCGGAAATAGCGGGAAATACCGAAGTCAAATAGGCATTCGGGGGCATGTCGGACATCTCGTCTAACACCACGCCACAGTAGCCCACGCCCTCGACGCGAGCCGCGTTCATCATGCCACGAACAAGCAATTTTGAGGAGGTCGGCGTTCCGTCAGGTCGCGTTCCCGTCTGGACTTCGAGGGTCATATCCCGTGTTTTGCAGATGGACATGATTGGCTCGAACGTTTCCAGTAACTTAAACCAGATGGTTGTTTTCGCCTGGTCAGCCGTCGGCAAACCCCACAAATAAAGTGGGTGATCGATTGTCGGATGCTGTTGCAACATGGCGCGACACATGCGTCGAAAAGCGATTTCCGTTTTCCCGGAACGCCGTCCACAATCTGCGGCGATGAACCGCGCCTGTGACATCAGATATTCCTCTTGTTCAGGAATCCAGTTCAGCTTTTGAAGTTTCAGGTACGTCATGGGTCTGGGGCATCGTCTTCCGTATCATCCTCACGTTCATTAATTCCCGTTACACCAAAATTTCACGTTGGGCGGTCTTGTCGGTAGTCGTTTCAGCAACGCGAAACGACGGTGAAGCGGAATTTTAGGTTGCGTCGGATTTAAAAAGCGTTGTTAATCTCGCAAATGGCGTCGTTTAGGTTCAAAATTGCTGGAATGATTCTGTCGTCCGAAGCGTTTTTCGCTTCAATTTCGGCGCGTCGCAGAGCTTGCATTTTACGGGCTTCTGTCCGATGTTCCTCACGATGAATGACGGCTTGAGACGCACGATAATCGCCACTCTCCAGCAAATCAATTTCATTTCGGTGCGCCATCACGAGCTTGGTCAACTGCGCTTGCTTGCATTTTCTCGCGAAAGCGACGTTCTTTTTCATGTATTTTCTCAAGGAAGAAATATCCACTCCAACATAATTGGCGGTTTGGACAAAGCTCAATCCTAGCGCAAGAAACTTACAAATCTCCGCCTCTTTTTCGGGGGTAAAAAGTGTTGGTCTTCCGCGCTTTGCCATGATTTTTCTTCATTTTTTTACTCGATTTCCTGCCGGGGTGTTTTGAAAAGAGCCTCCATTCTCGATTCAAAACACCCCAGCATTTTACAAAACCACATTAAATCATTTAGGCGGAGCTTTCCGTCTTGTCACCGAACGCTGGGTCGCGCTTCCTGCAAAAGCAGGATTGAACTTCGGCGTTCTGGCAGTGGATTTTGGCTTGCTCGCCTCCATCCTAAACTTCTTGTGAGGTCTCGATTTCTGATTTTGATACTTCTTCTCGTTATGAAGGAAAACGCTCACGTTACGCACTTCACGCCTCGGATTGTACTTCTGTTGCGTACCAGCAGCCGTGAGAAGCTCGTTATCACGGCGCAGAGACGAACGTGTACGTGATTTTCGACGTCCCTTCAAAGCGCTCTCGTCCGCAATTCGTTGCTGAAAAGGCTTTCGCTTTTTCTTGTCTTTAATCGCTTTCGCCAAACCACGTTTATTGTGGATAATGTCGTCCATACTCCAACCCTGTAAACGTTCGTAAGTGGAAAACTTCTCTTTCGCTTCGTGTCTGGAATTGGCGAATGTTACTTTACCAGTTTTCAAAACCTGCTTCATAAAGCGTTTTGGAATGAAAATTCGCCTTCCCGACCCGTGCGTCGCATGTCCCCATGCTCCTCCATCTGCAGCCATTAGACAATCTCCTTTATGAATGTTGGCTCTTCGGTCAGAGCCAGTGTGAAATCCCCGTTCTCATCGCGTCGGACAACCTTCATGAAACAGCAACCCGCCGGAGAACACACAAATTTGTGGGGATAATTCCACATAAGTCGCAGTAGTTTTCGATAACTCGTCATGTTCTGATTTTCTGGGTGTCCACGCCACAAATCACGGGCTTTGGCGATGATATAACGGTCGATACCGTTGTGAGGACGCTCGAAAAATTCAGGGGCGCACGCCGTGATTACGTTCCAAAAATCCTCGAATGTGTACTCCGTTTTGGGATTTTCGACTGCCCACGTCGTAAACTCGGAAGCCAGAGGCATCGTCTTGTAAAATTTTGATTGATACAGCTCAAAAGGCGAACTGTTGACGGTCTGAACGGTGAACGGATTCGCATTTTCGACCTGTTCCAAAACCTCAAAAATGGATTGATACATCGCAAACCAACGGTCATAACTTTTGCAATATTCCGGTACGGATTCATTCTCGAAACCGGAAAAACGTTTTTGACGCGCGACAGGAAGCTCCTGAAACCGTCGATTCGTCATAAACATGGGCTGGAAAAAGAAGTCGCGAACTCCGTTCTCGACCAACCGACGGCAGACGTCCACCAGGGCGTTTTTCGGCATCCATTTCTCGACGTATGGATTAAAACCAATCACGACGCCAAAGCCCATTTTTGCGAGCAAAATTGCCGTTTCAATCCGTTTTTCAAGAACCGGAGCGCCCGGCTCGACAATTTTAGAGACGCCATCGTCAGAACACGTCATTGTAATGTAAAAAAGGCGGTCGCGTCTTGCTCCGATGGCGTCAAGTACTTCTTCCAATCCTTCACCCGTCTTGGTCTGGAAAAAAATCCCATTCTCGAAGTTATCCAGTAACTTGACGAATTGCTCGGTAATTCGCCAGTTTTTCGGTGTGAAAGGGTCGGAACTATTCGATATGCAGATGGGATAACCTGCGTTGAAAAGGTCGGCTTCCAACGTGTTACGTGCGCTGGCGGTACGGATAAACGAGTCGATGGACTTCAGTTGCGGATTCCGTTCCTCACCGCCTTTCGTGTTCGCAAAACAGTAGGCGCAGTTGTTCGTGCACCGGTAAAAACTCATTTCAAGCCCGCTCGCATGAAACAGTAATTCGCCTAAAAATGCGGTAATCATTCCTGTTCGCTCCCTTCTTTTTCTTGGTCGTAATCCTCGTCGTCAGAATCCTCCTCTTCGGATTCCTCGTCGCTGTCGTCCTCAAATTCGTACTCCTCGTCTTGCGGAATTTCCCCCATCGACTGCCGTAGGTCGTGAATGAGCCAGCGTACAAAATCAATATCCTTTTTCACACCGAAATGCTCTTTGAGACGCTTAAAATGCGCGTAATCGACTTCATTTTCCATCACGGTGACGGGAAAATAAATTGGAACGTCAACCTTCTCGACGGTTCTGTCGCCCTGACTTGCGCCCATTTTGTCGAAGTCAGGAATGTCCATGCCGAGCTTTTCAAACTGGAAATCTTCTAAATCTCTTTGAAGTTTCCCCCAGTCCCAAGTCGAGAGGTCGTTTGCGTGGTTGTGCATGACAGCGTATTCTTTTCGTTGCTCTTCCGTGAGGTGGTCTAAACGGACGCACGGAACGTTCGTTAGCCCCATTTTCTTCGCCGCCATCAGCCTTCCGTGACCTTCGACGATCAAGTTTTCGTCGCCCCACACTCCAATGGGGTCGTTGAATCCGTAGTCTTGAATGGACTGGCAAATCTTGTCAATTTGATAGTCCGTGTGCCGACGCGCGTTTCGCTTATATGGGGTCAGCGATTCAATCGGAAGTTCGATAATTTGCATATTACGGCTCCTGTTAAAGTGTTAGATGGGCGAGGATGTCTTTTCGCATTTGGTGAAAAATCTGACAAATTCGTTGAGGGGTACACCCGCGTTCCTGAGCGATTTCTTTGTAAGTTTTTCCTGCTATCTTGGCGAAAAAAATCTCTTGCTGTTTTTCAGGAAATCTCTTCAATTCGTCCTCCAGCTCCGAAAAAGTCGCGATTTCGCCCAGTTTTGCGTCTGGTCTTGCCTCAATCGGGAGTATGTCTTCCGGGGAAACGACGCTCATGGGGACGTGAAAATCATGAAGAATGATTTCTTTTTGCCCGTCTGCGTTTTGAACAATACGAGTATGCCGAAAACTACAGATGATTCCGTAAATCCACCTGCTCGCGTACATAAAAAGGAGGCGCATTGCGTGAGTTTTGTCATTGCTCGTTCTTTCAATGTCTTTGACATGACGCGCCATAAGTTCCTGAAAAATGTCCTCCGATGACATGAAAGTACAGGCGTACTTTTGGGCGAGTTTCATAATAAAAGGACGGAACTCCCACAAAACCATAAACGCCTCGTCTCTTGGTATCACAATGACCTCCTTCTATTTTGTATCCGAATCATTGCTCCTCATTCGGCTATAATAATGTCTTTACCCATTAGTAACTATACTTACGATTAAATACTTTTAAAGTAAAAAATTAAAATTTCTGAAATTAAGTATCAATTACACATGAAAATTTAGAGAAAAGCGGTCTCTTTAGCAGTCGTTTCAGCAATACAAAACGACGATGGAGCGGAATTTTACAGAGTGTCGGACTTAAAAAGGCTCAGATATTGTCCGAGCCTTTTGTAGATATAACTAAAATTTACATCAACGCTCAATTTTTTCGTCCACTTTCGTTTCAAGAAAGCATTCGTACTTTTTCCAGAGACGATTTTGATTCACAAGGCGGATACCAAGATAGCCGACTTGGATAGAATTGTCGCCAATATCGCATTTTTCAACGCCGTAACGCTCGTGGATTTTTTGACTAAAATCGGCGCAAGCGTATGCTTCGCATTCGTTCATTTTCATGAAATTACAATACAACGCGCCGAGGCTGGAAACAGTGACTTTTGCGTCGTCCGCAACTTCAATAAACGTCTCGCAAAACTCGTTAAACCGTCATACACAAAATTTCCACGTGGGGCGGTCCTTCCGGCAGTCGTTTCAGCAACACGAAACGACGGGGAAGCGGAATTTAGTGGTGCGTCGGGCGCAAAAAACGTTTTTGCGTTACAACTTCCGGCTCGATTCCAAGCTGACGTATCAACTCCTCGAACGAAACGACTTTTCCTTCGCCCTCCTTGAGATAACTACCCAAAACAGAAATTGACAACGGCGCAATCACGCGGATTTCACAACCGCCGGAAGCGTCCTCCTCATCGTCATCATCCATTTCGTCCTCCTCATCGTCCTCGAAATCGTCGTCATCGTCGTCCAGTTCGTCGTCCAGTTTGTCGTCCAGTTCGTCATCGAAATCTTCATCGAAATCGTCGTCATCGTAGAAAGCGTCTTCGGACTTAATTTCCGCCTCTTCACCTACGATGCAGTCATTTTCGCGGAGCATTTCAGCGTCCTCTTCAACCTGCGCATTTTTGACGGCATGTCTCACATAGAGACAGTAACCAGCGATAGCAAGAAGCGCATCCTCGATTCCGTCGCCGAGGTTGTCGAAACCATTGTCGCTCAGTAGCGTGTTCTGCAATTCCTGACAATCTGTAATAATTGAGTTTTTCATGATTGATTCCTTTCATTTTTCAAAAAAATTATGTTGATTCTATATTAAAATTCAGTTTTGCCATTATTTCGTATTGCTGAAATAACAGCCGAGAGGACTATTCTCCTCCGAATTTTCAAGTAAAATCAAGGGATTCTAAAATGGGATACTTCCAGAAAAGTCGTCTGGCGATGTGGTTGGATTGTAGGGGCGATTGTAGGTTTGCGCTTGCGGATTGTTGCGATTCCCGGAACCCAGCATTTGAAAACGCTCGCCGACGACACGTAATTTCTGCATGTTTCGGTCGTCCTGTACCCACTGTTCGAGTTTCAAACGTCCCTCGACCAAAATAGGGGAACCTTTGGTAAGATACTCATTACACGTTTCCGCATTTTTACCCCAGAACGTCACATCGACGAATGTTGTTTCCTCAACATAATTTCCGTCGCCACTTTTGCGACGGTCGTTGATAGCGATTCCAAGAACACAGACAGGCGACCCGCTCGGCGTATAGCGCATATCTGGCTTGCGTGTCAAGTTCCCAACAAGGATAACTTTGTTAAAACTTGCCATTTTTTCTCCTTTATGGGGTTAGATTGTCTTGAAGGCTTTTTTCCGACATTTTTCCAAACGGACGTCTCGTTATGTTGTGCGTTTTCAGAATGTGCCAAATGCAGTTGTAACTGACGTTCGCCAATTTTGCAATTTGTCGGAGGCTTTTTCCTGAAACGTATAAGTGAATAATTTTTTCTGTTGGTAAAGTGCGTTTCGCCTCGTGAAATTGAGAGCTTGGACGCATCTCGACATTCATTTTTTTCAAATGGTATCTGACCGTCGCTTTGTCGCAATCCAGTTTTTTGGCGATACTCCCCATACTGTGACCGACGCGGTAAAGTCGGACGATTTTTTTGGCGTCTACCATGTTTTCCTCCTTAATTTTCAGTCAGTCTCCGCTTCATTTCCTTAATTTCCAGCAGAAGCGTCAGACGCTCTTTTTCCTTTTTTAGCATTTCGATATTCAACGTGTTATAAATTTCCGTTTCACGGTCGTTTCGTGTTGCGGAAACGACTGCTGGACGCGGAAATTTCATGTGGAATTTGTGTATGTCGTCTTTTGGAATTGTTGGTTTTGATACCGACACGGGGGGCGGTGCGATTGACAACGTATTCACACTCGCGATTAAACTTCCGAAATGTGCGCAATTCAAGAAACATGCGCCATTGGCAACGTCTTTTTCACAGACATAGCAAACGGCATTTTTTGCATATTTCGTGCGGAACTTCTTGATAAATCCGATTTTGAAATACTTGCGGAAACCATTTTTGCTCATGTTGTACGGCTCCAAAATATCTGCGACGCACAAGTACCGTTCGCCATTGTACTCGCCGACGGCAACATTGCATCCGTTGAGAAAAACTCCCTTTTCGTTCGTCAGTCTGGGGGTTGTGAATCTGTTCATTTTTCAATTCCTTTCGTAAATTTGGTTAAAGGTTAAATGCGGGTTCGTAATTCGGAAGCGTTGTCGTTTCCACGCTGGCGAAATTGAGGCTGGCTTGCTGTTGTCTTGCCAACGCTTCTCGTTCTTGTCGCATATCTCCGCAATTGGTGAATTTGACGACATCAAACATTTCACACAACCTCGAAAACACGCGATCACCGTAAAATCCCAAAAATGAATGGGGTTCGTTAGGCATCATGGATAGGTTACTGGTCATGATGACGAGCTTGCCGTTTTTCCGATATTCGTTGTACATATCCATCAGGAAACTCTTCATCACGGGTTCGTTGCCATAAAATTTAATTTGCGGTTCGGAACCAACGTCGTCGAGAAGGAGCGTTCTCTCGGAATTTAGGTACTCCGCGTAACCGGGAAGCACGCTTTCGAGTTTACACTTACGCGCGATGCTGTCGGCATTGATGGTTTGGAAACAATGCCAATCTGGAGGAGTGTAAGCGAATCTTCTGCCTGATTTGTCCTGCCAATAGTTTTGACTTTCCGATATTTGAGGCTTGGAAAACTGGTAAATTTTTTCAAGCATCTTAGTTTTTCCACGTCCGGCGGGTCCGATAATGAGTAACCCTCGCGTTGGTCGTAAGTCGGGATTTTGCGTGATTTTGGCAATTTGAAACTGGGTTGCCCAACGAAAGATTTTTATCATTTCCTCCGACGCGATACGGTCACAGTCGAAGTCCGTTTTTTCTCGGAAATAGGCTTCCATTTTCGGAATTCCGCGTTCAACTCGCGTTAAAAAATCGGGGTCTTGCGTGGCTCGGATTCGTCGAGCGAGCGGTTCGCTGACCCAATCTCCCAAGTCGTTCACGAAGCTGTTTTCCTCGTGGACTGCGATTTCCATCACTTTTTCCATCAAGTAACGCAGTCGGCTTGTTTTTCCCATGTTTTCCCGTGTTTCTAACGGTTTGGTTTCCATGAAAATCTCCTTAGTATTGCACATTTTCAAAAGAAAAACCAGCTTCCGCATAAGGGCTTTTTATTCGTGGTTGCTGGAAATTATTTGAGTTGTTATTGGGTCTCCGCGCTCGATTTTGTTCTGTACCAAGCCATGTATTGATGTGTCTTAGGATACCTGCTCGCGTTTTCCGATTTTTGGGATTCGCGAAATTCCACGCGATACAGGCTCGGAGTTGTTCTTGGACGTTGATTCCGAGATAATACTTCTCGAAACGCGCAAGGTCGGTCTTGGAAAGGGTAAACTCTTCTTCTCCTATGAGAGGAAATACAAATTCCGTTTTCTCCTCTTCCGGCAACTCCGTGTTCGTTTTGGTTGTTTTCTTCCTTTGAGAAGTTGCGGTCTGCGTTGTCGAATCTTGCAAAATTTCCACCTCTCCGCCTAAGAAATATTCTTCTCTTTTTTCTTGCTTTTTTTCTTCTTTCTTTTCTTCTTTTTCTTGTGTTACTTCTTTTTCTTCTTTTCTTTCTTCTTTTTTTCCTTCTTTTTTCTCTTGAGACATCTCGGAAAAAACGGTCTCAGACGGCTCTTTTTCGTCAATTTGCTCCTCGTCAATCGGCTCAACATCAACTTCCGCCATCATGCCACATGCCATCAAGCGATTAACCAGAATTTTGACGGCATCCGCCTCGGTAGGGGCGACGATTTCAAGGTCGCGAAACGTCACACGGAACGAAACGTTCAGCGTCTGCACGGGCACGGGTTCCACTGGACATACCGGGTCTAAAGACGGGTTCGATTTCGTCGAAACTCGCGCTGTCGGGGCAGACCGTAGGCGTCGCAAGCTGGTACATCCCTCTTTTTCAAGAATTTCGTCCGCTTTTTGGTCGAATTGTTTACACTGCCACTCGTCCATGCAGTCATCGCAACAGAAATAGTGTTCATATTGCCCAGTATCAGGATTATATTGCCCCCACCCAAAATTTTCGCGTTGGGCGGGCTTGTCGCTAGTCGTTTCAGCAACGCGAAACGACGGTGAAGTGTAATTTAAGGGGGGGGCGGGATTAAAATCCCTTTTTTCCCACGTGGAATCGGGGAGGTCAACAAGTTCACGCGACAATTTTAACCCGCAGTTGGCGCAGGTCACACTGGCATAATTGTTGGGTGGTGGTGAGAATCCAGAACGCGACTGGTCAAATTGACCACTCGTTTTCTCTTTTCCAGCTCGTTCCGTCAGGTGTCCCAATGGGACACCTGAGTTATCTTGTACCATATTTTGTATTGAAGAATAACATTTACCGTCTTTGCCGACTACTTCCAGAGGACGTATCAGTTCTCCTGCGGAGTATAATTCATTCTGGATTCTGTTGACGGTACTCTTGGCAACGCCACAGATTTTCGCCACCTCGCGTATTGACTTCTGCGGAAACTCTCTCATTACGGCAAGTACGGCATTTTTGCGTTCTTCTTTCGTAAATCGTAGACCATGTCGCGCATTTCCTTGCACGGCGTATAATACCAGCTCGGCGGAGGTACTGCCCACCTGTCGGCACGGAACGGTCTCGACGCCAACCTCAAGAGCGGCAAACCAACGATGGTGACCGTCGGCGATTCTCCATTGGTCGTCGACACGGCATACCTCGATGGGCGGAAAACTCCCCCACCCCTCCTCTTTCATGGTTTCTGCGTACTCGGAAATAGTTGTGTCTCGCGTCCCGATTCGTAATTGGATGCCCTCGGTTAATTCACTGATGGGCACATCGAAAATTTCATTATTCATGATGTTTTTTTAATGCCAAAAGGGTTATACCAGCTGATTTTTTAATCAGCTGGTCATTAAATTTGTCTGGTTAATTGGGGGCGATTTTAATTACCAAGTCTCTCGCTTTTTTCGTCGAGAGTTTGATGAATTGTGAGGTAATCCCCGTCGTTAAATCCCGTCGTCTCTGTGTCGATGGCGAACTGTCGCTGTACGGCATTTAGCGCATCCAAGTTATCAGCGCGTTCAATCGCTTCCATGTACCACTCAAAATCGCGGGTTTCCGGCTCTGTTTCCGGTTTTTTCTCCGGTTCCTGTATAGCGGATTTTCGTCCTCGACGCGCTGGTTTTTCCGTATTAAGAAGCTGGTTTTTCATTGCGTCCACCTTTGGAGACGTCTGGGTTTCCGGTTTCACGTCAACTCGCATATCAAAAAAGTCTTCCGGTTTCCCGACTCCATCTTTCAAGGACTGGAAAATCATGCGGAGTTTGACGACGTTTCCCGGTGTAATTGCCTCGATAGAGCGTTGGATATACTTCTCGATGATACTTTTCGTTATACCAAAAGGTGAAAAACTTTCGACAAGTATGCTGATTTTTTCCGGTGTAATATCCACGTTCGCGTTCATCGTTACCGTACATGCTTTGACGGCACTTTCAACGATGTCCCCCGGAATCACTCCCAAAATACACGCCCTTACCCGCCTCGCCATCTGGTTTGCGACGTGTTCATAGATGTCACGAGGGTCTGTGAGAAAAACCGTCCCTTTTTTCGTGCTACGTTCGTGAAGTACCGTCACGACACGGGTTACACGCACATTGCTTTCCAAATTCCACGCATACGCTTGCGCGACGGTGTGATTCCGTGTCTGCTCCAGTTCCGTGTACCCATAAATGATATTTCCCCACTCCAATGCCAGCATTTCCGCCAGTCGGATAGACGGTCCCGTCACGGATGCGCCCCCTCGTGGATAGTTATACAAGGCGCACTCGGCAAGTTTCGGACGCTGGCATGCCTTCATGACATTGTCATAACACTGACATGGGTCGCGAGGAAATTGTTTTGCCATGAACACCAACGCCTGAATTTCCGACATCGCCCGTTGCGTTTCCACGCTAGTTGTTGCGCTTACGGATGGTTTGGTAAAAGGCATGGTTTGTCCCTGAAATGGATTCTTGAGAATCTCGTTTTTTATGGTCACAGCCGTTTCCGTTCCGGCTTCATTAAAGTCATTACTCATTAATATTCTACCTTTCTGTTAGGGGTTTATCAACTAAAAATATTTGTTTTTTCATTAAAGTCACTTAATATTAAAAACACGATTCCCGCGTCGGGTGTTTTTGTAGGTCGCGAGAAGCGTTCCGTTATAGGTCAACGCTTCATTGTCCTCCATGAATTGAAAAATGTCCGTTTTCCGCTCCGTAATGGACGCCTCAATTTCGGACTGCTGAATTTTCAATCTCCGTAGGTCTGTGAGCGCATCCAAAATAGGCTCGGTCGCCTCAATTTTTGAGAGCGGACGCGCCACTGGGAAGCGGTAATTCAAGTCGTTCAGATTGAACAGCGCAGGTGGCGTTCCCGTCGTGACGGCATCCCAAAATGCTGAGTATCGTTCGATACACGCTTCGTGCCATTCGTCATCAGCGAAGATGTTGTAGGTACGAAAACCAAGTCCCTCGCTTGAATACAAAAGCGCAATGATTACAACTCGTCGATACCCTGTCGCGAGCATATAGTGTTGCCCCTGCATCCAATAGTTAAGTGGAACCACATCCGAGCCGTCGTCGCCCCACTTGGGCGTCCAGCGTCCCCACTTCGCCTCGACGATGGTATCACGAGTCCAACCGTCCAAACTCGCCTGAATGAACGGGTAGGTTTTGTGACGGAGAATCGACGGTTTGGGAAGTAATTTCTCGCCCGTCCGCATCTCAAATTCTCGCAAGATTCGAGGTTCCATTGTGGTTCCAAGCTCAATCTCAATCCGGTTTTCGTCGAATGTCTTGACGATTTCACCACGCTTCTCAAGCCACGTAAAAAACGGAGTTTGGATATATCCGTAGGGCTTGGTCGTTCTTGTTTCACCTTGCGAATCGACGTATGTTTCCTCATATCCCGTCAGCCCCATCACGCTGGCTGCATCCGAGCCTCCAATTCCCATCCGTCGCACTTCCAGCCACTCCTCTCTCGTTGAGGTTTCCAGCCAGATATCGTTATTCGTTGTCATCTTTTATCTCCTGTTTTACGGGGTTAAATTCCCGGAACAAAAATTTGATTAACATGGCGCATAGTCCATTCTTTCCGCGTCGTAGACCTGTTCCCTGACGTAATCCCACTCTTCAGGTTCCATCTCTTTTTCATTCAATGCTTCACAGCGCTCGTAGCAGAGGTTGTGGTTCTCACTGACATACCAGCACTCAGCATCTGCCGTCTGTTCGATGCTTTTTCCTGATTCTATTTCCAACTCTGCCCAGCATCTGGAGCAGGTGATTTTTCGTGGCACGGCATCTTTGTTTCGTGCATTTTCACGGACGATTCTCACACTTTTGGGCGCATCAAAACATACTTTGAAATTCCCTCCACCTTTGGCAATAAAGAATTTCACGGATTCGCCGATATTGCAAGTTTCACCGGGTTTTAATGTTAGTACCAGCATTGTTTCACTCCTTGAAACGGGGATTATGGTGTCTAAATAGGAGATGGGAAGCCAACGATTCACACGCTTTCGCGCACTTTACTGTCAACTGGAATCGTCACGCCAGATTTTCACCGACGTTTCACTTCTGCCCCAATGAGTAACACATCATGAATTTTGTTTTGCACCAAGTGGTTGATATTCTTTTTAACCCACCGTGCGTTATTTAACACATGTTTGTGTTGCGTTTACAATTCGGATTATAACAATTGCCCCCGGACGAAACGCGGACTTTGCGTCCGTTTTGCGTCCTATTTTGGAAAAAAAGTTAAAATATTTTTCAAATTTGGATTTTATATTTCCCCGACACTCTCCTGATGCGATAAGAAATTGACATTTTTTTTAACTTTTCATTTATTCTATCAATAACCTTTCGGATTACGTCATTTCCAATGTCAGGATTTTTCCAAACATACTCCGCCAAGTCGTCGTCCGTCGCTCGTCCGTGGGTTATAAGGTAGGAAAATACACCTTGTTGCAACAACGACAACCCCTCGATATAACAACCGTCAATCAGAAGCGTCGTCCCACTATCTATAACCTCGAATCGTTCTCCACCATAGGTTCCCTGCATTGCATGGATAAGTTTTTCAAACAATCTGCGCTCAATGTCGCCGACTGTATCATTTAACTTCCTGAACGAATCCATAATTTCAATAAATAACGACAACGGAATCTGTACCCGTTCGCTGGCGTTTTGTGAAACAGAAACATTAGAATCACTAAAATCCGTCATGAAGACCTCCATATTCGGGACTGTCTCTGAAGGCTACTGATAGTTATTCAGTAACTTTAGAAGGCAGTCTTCGAGACCTTCTTTGACCGTATCACAGGGGAAGCAAAGGGGCTAAATCTCAAGCTACCCCTCCACCCCCCAACAGGAGTTAATTTTACTGATTTTTTGTTTTCTGTCTACAAATTCACAAATATACACCCATATCCGTTATATATAAAATCACGTTTTTAAACCATAAAAAGGTGCGTCGTTTTCTTCTGACGGCTTGTTTCTCGCCACCATCGGCGACACATACGAGCGTTATTTTCACCGTGCATTTTCCAGAATGTCGTTGATGTTATTGAAAATTTCTTCTTCATCACTACAGAAGAAACTTTCCATGTTTGCCACCAGTTGCGCGAGGTACTTCTCCACTTTGACACGGGTTTCCGCTCCAAAAAGTCCCTCAATTTCTATCAGTGTCGCTCTGTTCTTCTTAAGAATTCTGAAAATTCCAAACACGTGTGAATAATTACCTGTACATTTGCACTGTAAGTGTTTTTCGTGTAACAGTATAATATTAGACGCCAGCTTACGTGAAAATTTGAAGTGCTTCATTTCTCTCTCCTTATTTAAGGTTTCTATGATTTTTTAGAGGTACTTGTTTCCCTCATTGTGACTGAAGTATAACTCTGAAACACTATAAAGTCAAGTAGCATTAAATTAAATTCCTCGATGTTTTTGCAAGAAAATCAAAGAAAATGCGTCATGTATCGTGAATTCAAGCATGAAAAACTTCGACTTTTTTTCAAAATAGTTCGCCGAGACGGGGGATATTGCTGGATTTTAGAGAAAAAAGAGAAAATGAACCCAAAACAAGATATTTTCTAATTTACATTAACCTCTCTCCGTCTTAAAACTTGAAAACGGAGGGGTGGTTTTTGCACGAAATACGACAATTTATTTTTTTGACAGAATTTCCCGGTATTTTAGCCCTAATTCGATGAGTTCCGCAACCACAATGGAGCGAGAGCAGTTGCGCTCGGAGACGATTTCGTCGATGGTTGCGAGGGTGGAGGGGAGGATGTTTGCCGATACTATCTGTTTGCGGAGATGGGCACGGTCGGAAGGGGTTCTTTTGTACGTTTTGCGCCGAATCGCTTCGACTTCGACCTTAAAATGACGAGCGAGAGTCTTTGCGCCATTCAGCGGAATCTGGTACTTTTCGACGTATTCCGAGAGAGCGTCCTCAAGTGTCCCGGTCATGGGGACGATGAAGTATTTTTTCTCGACTTCTTCGCGCCCTCCAAGTTCCGAAATCGTCGCGTCCGTGGCGTTTTGAATCGACTTGGATGGATACCCGACGTAGATTAAAAGATAACGGGGGTCTTTGCGTTTCGCTGTCATTTTCATCCCATTTTCATTATAAAATTTTTACTTTGCCGTCATTTCGCGTTGCAGAAATGACTACCGAAAGGAATATCCAACGCTGAAATTTCATGTGAAACCATTTTAGCCCTCCTTTTCCGCATTCAAATACCGTTCCATGCCCAACGGAAGGATAATCGCGGCAAGAGCCGACGGCGTCATGTTTTGCTTGGCGGCAAGCTCTTTGAACGCTTTGGCAAGCTCCGGCGGAACGCTCAAGCCGAGCGACACTTTTCGCAATTCAGGCGGTAAGGTTCCCTCGTGCACCAACTTGCGCTTGATAGCGTCGTAATCCACGTCGAAAATCCGCGCCATCGACCGTGTATCGCGAGTGTTGAGCATGTTTTTTG